CTTCCTTCATGGATCCATAAGATTTTTCTATCATTTGGTTCCTCTTGTATTTCATCAATAATTCTTTGTTGAAATGGATAAAGATTTTTACCTTCAAGAGGATCTTTTATTAGTTGAACCGGTGGTGTAACTATCGTTTCAAAATTTGTTTCAAAATTCCCTCCTTTAGAACAATATATAAGATTGTTTTGTCTTTTTGCTATAGCTTTTTCTATATGAAATCCTGAACAAATATTTTTCAAGGTTTTAAATGAAATAGCATTCTTTGCTTCTATGTAAATTTGTAGATGTGGTGTTCCACTTTCACTAATTTCTTTTCCAATTATCCAAAGATAGTTTGAAAAACTCTGTTTTATATGTGTATATTGTGTTTCATTCCAATTATTAAGAGTTAAAGCCCAACGGCGAGATTTAGAGGTAGTAACAGTATTACCTACCTCTAAGTTTGCTTGTGGTTCAGACACATTTGGCACACTTTCTATGTTCATTATATACTTGGAGTTATTTTTTTTTGAAAAATAATTAATTTTATATATATAATTAATGGCATATCCTTTATTTCAAGGGTTGAAATACCGCTCACCCTACCAATATCTCAATAAATATCCTCAAGCGGCCATGTCAATGGCTAAATATGCCGCTCCTTTGATCAAGAGACCTTTTGCTGCTGTAGGAGCAGGACTTGCTGCAGCAGGCTTAAAAGCTTATAATTCTTATGGTTCAAAATCTTCTAAGTTTGGAACACGAACTGCTGCTAATAGAGCATTCAAAAAGAAAGTTCGTAAAATTAAAAAAGGTAAAGTTGGAAACTTAGCCTCACAAGTCAAAGAATTGTCTAAAAGAATTGAATCTTTAAATACAACTCTTACTTATCGTTGGAGGTCATCCTCAGACATAGTTAGTGCTTCTAATAATCAATCGGCACAAAGTACAGTATCTTGTCATAATTTGACTGATATTGAAACTGTTTTGGGTAATCTCAAATATTTCAACCCTTCTGTACCAGATACATTGATAACTGTAGATTTCAATGGTGCTGTTTCAAAGCAAGTTCGAATGCAACAGTATTCTAAGATGATTTTACGAAATAATTATCAGGCTCCGGTTAATGTTCGTATATATAAAGTGACTAATAAAGTAGATACCAATCTAACGCCTACAGTCGCCTTTACAAATGGATTAGCTGATATTGGTAATCCTTCTGCAACTAGTTGTTTAGTATATCCTACTGATTCTCCTCAGTTTAACGATCTTTGGAAGATTCAAGATACCAAAAAAGTTGTTCTTCAAGGTGGACAAACCGTTGAAATGTCTCATTCCACAGGTTGGTTCGATTATGATCCTTCTGTTTCTGATTCTCATGCTTCAACTTTCCAAAAAAGTTTTAAAGCATATTGTTATTTAGTTCGAGTTGAGGGTACTGTAGGACACGATAATGCTGCTGATGAGCAGGGAACTTTACGCGGTGGAGTTGATATGCAACTCAATCGAACTTATAAAGTTAAGTATAATGGTGGAGTTGAATTAGATTACATTATTGTCTTTGATGATGGTGATACTTTCACTAATACTCCTGTTGTTTCTCTTAAACCTGTCTCAGATAATTTACCTTACTCATTAGGTTAACTTTATTTAAGTTAAAAAAAATTTGTTTTTTTAATAGCCGTAGGCTCAAAAGCTTAAATAACAAACTCTTAACTGAGACTTCTCACTGAGAACGAATAGTTCTCAGTTAAGTGCTTGCTTATGCAAAGCGCCCAGAGGTGCGTAGCACCCCTTGGGGGCCCCGCTAGTGGGGAGGTGCTACAATCCTCGGGCGACAAACTACTGAACATTTAATTTTTTAATTCAATTTCTATTATTTCCCATCTATCAATACTAAGCTTATTTACTTCTGGAGGGAAGTTTGATAAACATATTATATGTGGAGTATTGAATATACAAGTTTGAGATTCATATTTCGAACTGAAAAAGATTCCATCTTTAATTTCTTCAATGGCACTATATGAAATATAATCTTCCATTGTTCTTGTAAAATGAAATAAACATACTTTTAAATTATTTTTTTTATTATTTATAAAGCTTGTTACTGCATATTTTATATCAGATGCTTTACCGTTTACGAATAGTACTTCATTAGGATACTTTACGCAAAGATGTTTTGCTAAAGATGTTTTTCCTACATTTCCTCTTCCTTCATGGATCCATAAGATTTTTCTATCATTTGGTTCCTCTTGTATTTCAT